CATTGGTAAGTACAACTGTTTTTGCGTTGGAATCTTCGGTTTCAATTTTTACATTTTTAACAGGACTGTTTGCAAAGTCGATTGTGTAAACATTTGCCGCTGCTGCGACGGTAGAATAGTTCGCAATTTGTGCCAATTGCCGCTTAACACCTGATAAAATTCCTAAAACCCGATCTGTTTCCATGACTCCACCCCCGGATCAGTACTTCAGCCAAGCCTGGCCGGTCGAAACATATACGCCCGTTATGTTGTTCTCGTCATCATATGTTGTGAACGTATCAAACGGGTTGCCGAATTCGCCGGCTGATTTATTTGCAGCCATGTCCGCTTCAGTGCCGATATACTCAACTGTCCCTTTTGCAAGGTTGGTCCGTTTTATTGTGAACTGCATATATAAACCCTCCCCGGTATTATTTGCAAAGCCAAAAGGGGCATTGCTGCCCCTTGGTTACGGTAACTGCTGCACGTAGATGATGACGACGCACTGTGTTGCGTTGGTGAAGTCGTCAAATACTACGGATATTTCGTCATCAGCCGTAATGTCCTGGTTAGCGGTCTTGAGTTCATAGCCGTTCAGGTTGTTCGAGCAGCTTGTGACTACAGAGTTCCCGACCTTGACATCGATCCCGGCCGATGCGCCAAGCGCTTCACCTGTGGCAAATGACACTCCTACTATCTTTCCGTTCCCCGGAAATTTGCCGACCTTAACTGTCGTGTTGTCGAACGAGCCGCATACCGTGATCGGTACGACGGCAGGGTTGTTATTGAATTTAATAGGATCTATGAGATTCGGCAAATCAGATCACTCCTTTTTGAAAAAGGGGATGGGCACAGGGTCCCGTCCCCTTTTCACTCGTGTGTTTACTTTCCGTCGCTTACGCAGCGCCGCCCTTACTGGATACATGTCCGAAGCCCGGGTTGATATGTGCAGCCCTACGTCTCTCGGTCACGTTGAAGTAGGTGTTCAGCGTGTCCTTCTTGTCGACCCAGTAGTTGTACTTGAAGCCTCTCCTGATCTGCATGATGACCGACTCGATCTCCTCATCGATCAGGTGGTAGTACGACTGGTTGATGTACTTGTTCCAGATCTGCCTCAGCACCGGAACAGTGTTCTTGGTGTTGGACAGTTCTCCGGCTTTCAACGCTGATGCGAATATTGCCTGCCAGATCGCCATCTTGTCTTTGTGATACAGGATGGCCGTCGCGTCGGTGTCCATAAGCTCGCCATTGTGGCGATAGATGTGGTTGAACTTGTTGGCCGCGTTGATCAGTGCATCCGGTGACGGCGGAACGTTGTCGGCCAGGTTGTCATTATACTTGCCGGGGCAGTTCTTGAGAGGATGGATTGCACTCGCATACGGCACGCCGTCAGCACCGACATCGGTGAACACGCTGTCCCATACTTCAGCTATGTCCTGTTCCCTTCTGGACTGCATCGTCCTCGGTAGTTCCTTCTGCTGGCCCTCGTCGACAACGGCATACAGATCGTCCTCTTCAACTTCCATGCTGAACCAGTAACCGTTCGCGTAGGTCTTGTTGACGACGACCGTCTGATATGCCTGCTCCAGCTTGCCGTACTGGATGCTTTCTTCCTCTTCCTTGACATGTGCCGGCTTCAGGTTGCCTATGGAGTCATAGGTTTCCTGGGCCTTGTTGGACTTCGTTATTGTACTGCACCATCTCCACTGCTCTTTTTTGGCCGGTTTCAGGTTGTCCCTGAAGATCTTCGCCTGGCCAGCTGCGAGCATGCGGGCGATGTCAGATCGTCTCATTGCCACGCCTCATCAGTCTCCTTTCTTTCGTAGTATGGGAGGTCCGTTTGTGATCACCAGTACATCGCTGCCTTAGTGAACACAAAGTCGATGGTTCCGTTGTCGTTGTCATAACCCTGGCACACTGCGACGCCATTGGATGTTTCGTCAATGTCGACCGATTCCTCGTCCGCGAGCGCAAACGCTGTGCCGAGGTCGTCGTCATCCAGGGTTGCCGAATTATCGGTGTCATACGGCGTCCTTATGATTGCGTTTGCGTCCGGTACAGCGATATATGCGGTGCCACCGGCGCTTGCGTCCTCTGCGAAAATGCCGAGTACCGTTCCTGCAGAAGGATTCGTCGTAGCCTTAACCGCAGTACCGCTGGAGACAACTGCAACAGCGCCCTTTGAACCTCCGCCGGATCCAGCCACCATCTTGCGTATCGTGTAGCCGCCCTGTACGATTTCCATGCAATCCTCTCCTTTCTGTCGCTTACATGGAGTTGATCAGTCTTCGAAGTCGGCCATTATCGATGCGAACTTTTTCCGGGTGAGCGTCGGATCCATCTTGCGCATCTCTTTGAAGATCCTTTCGTTGCGCTTTGAAAAGGTTATCTTCTCCGGGGCCTTTGTCGTACCCGCCGTAGCGGCCGCCTTCTTCGACACCTTCTTCTTTTCCAGGAGCCTCAGCTGCTCTTCCCTTGTCTTGGCAGCTTTGCCCTTGGGCTCACCGTACTTTGCCCTATATGCCTCTTCCAAGGTCAGATCTGTTTTTTCGACGATCGGCTTCAGAATCGAGAGCTTGCTACGGATATCTGTATATCCCTTTTCCTCGAGGCGTTCGACCTGGATCTCGAGATCACGGTCCAGCGCCCTCATGGCTTCGATCTCGTTCTTGGCCATCATGCGGGCCCTCTTCTTGGCCTTCTCCTCGTCGAGGCCGTCCTCGATGAGCTCAGCCTCATATTTGGCGGCCAGTCTGTCCTCTTCGGTCTCATACTCCCTGCTGCGTTGCGCTCTTTCGAGAGCATCCAGCCGAGACTTCAGCTGCTTGTTTTCCTGCTTCAGCGCAATTATAGCGCTGACCTTTTTGTCCTTCCGCTTCTGGCTGGTGTCGGACTTTTTACCCTTGCCTGCAGCTTTCCCGCCGTCCTGGTCGTCGGACTCTTCCTCGTCATCTTCATCGCCCTCGTCGTCATCTTCCTCTTCGTCGGCATCTTCCTCTTCGTCGTCATCTTCGTCATCATCTGCGTCCTCTTCTATGTCCTCGACGTCATCATCATCGTCATCTTCGTCGGCGTTGTCCTGGCCATCATCATCGTCGAGATCTTCGTCCTGGTCGTCGTCGGCAAAATCATCGTCATCGTCGTCATCATCATCGTCGTTCTCGAGCTCACCGCTCAGTTTCTTGAGATCATCAGTGCTGAGATCGAGCTTATCCTTCTTTTTTGCGCCGAACAGTTGCAGGTTGATCGACCTGATCCCTGAATATTCTCCGTGCATATAGGTGTTGTCAAGTATCATGGAAACACACTCCTTTGATTTTTTGGTAGGGTTTTCATCCCTCAGAGAGTAGCCGTATCGTGGCCCTCAGTGTACGGATTATTTCGCAGCGTTTACTCGCTCGGTGCAGGTTTGCCCTGCTTTCAAGTTCATTGTAACATGGGTCAAAAAAAGCAGTAAAAAAAAGGAGCCGTCTGGCTCCCTTCATGCGCTGTACGCCTTATTCGGTTTCGTCCCCATCGTCGTCGTCAGGATCCTCTTTGCCAGGATTCTTTCCTCCGGGATCTTCATGCTGCCCTTCATCCTTATCCTGTCCCCGGGGCGGATCCGGCTCATTCGATATGATGCCAATGGCATGCTTCTGGATGTATGCGGCCAGGTCCTTCTTTTCCTTCGGTATGGCCAGCGCCTTCTCCGCTGCGGCCATCTCTTTTGCCGGCGTATAAATCAGTTTCCTTTGTCTCACCACTTCCGCGATCGCGCGAAGCGTTTTCGTGTCGAGATCATCCAGGGTTGAGAAGTCGACAAAGATATCGATAGTCGTCTCATAATCGCCATCCAGGCAGATGAGCAGACCGTTCTCGGTCTTGCCGAACCTGGTCACGCGGCCGCCGTAAAATTTGTCCTGCGGGAAGCCGCACGCGATGATACCTTTCGTTATGTCCCTGTAAGTGTATGTCCTGCCTCCCAATGTCGTGCTGTTGATCAGTATGCCTCTCATTTGTCATCCTCCTTTGAATTTGGCAATATGATTTGTACCTTCTTGTCCTCATCTTCGCTGGACTCGCCGGCACCGATGATCACCGGCTCACTCGGTCCCAGGTAGTCAATGCCGTACTTCCTGAGTTCCTCGTATATGTTATGGATCCGGAGCTCACGCTCGAACCATTCCTCAACCGTGATCGGATCCGGAGTCACCGTACCGCAGTACCAGCAGTACGCACTTCCTGGAGGCTGGTCATGCCAGCTGGCCCACCTTTCGCAGTGGGAACATACAGGGAGTTCAAACGGATCCCCGGACATGGCGTATGCGTTCTTGATGAAGGCGAGCAGCTCGGCCTTCTGCATCATGAGGTGCTGCTTGACGTTCTTGGCCACAGGCGATATATCCTGCAGCTTCTCCAGGGCGATCAGATGGGTGCGGTCCGGTTTGTCCCAGTTGATCTCCGACTGAAACGGCTTTTTGATCTTATACAGCATTGCTTGGATACCCTCCTATCGTCTCTCCGGGGATCGATTCGTTTGCTGTTACCTGCTGCGGGATCTGTGCTCGCATGAGGTTCGGCCGCTGCATGTTCTGTGTCCCCTGCTGTGATAACATCGAGCGGATCAACTGCAGGAACTGCTGCTCCTGTGGCGTGCCTCTAGGCGTTTCGTCGTCGATGTCGAGGCCCAGGAGATCACCGAGCATCTTTTTGACCTTCTCGTACGTCAGGATCGGCCGCGGCATGCCGGTCTCTTCATCGGGTACCCGGAGATTTGCCAGGGTAAGGATGATGTTATACAGTGCGATCTTATTGGTCGGCAGGCCTTCACCGATCGACACATCGATGTCGAACTCGACCTGCTTGGTAACAGGTACCCTCTTGGTTTTTTTCCTTTTCTCTCCGGTCTTTTTGTCGACTTCGTAAATCGGCTCGCCAGTTTCCGGATCCTTTTCCTCCTCGTCTTTATACAGCTGCATGAACTTCGGCTCCGGCACCTCTCCTTTTTGCTCGAGCCCTGCCTGTATCCTTTTTTCCCTCTCTGCCCGCCAGCTGTCGAGGAAACTCTGGTCGGCGGGGACGAGTACAGGTACGCGGGCCAACTCGCGTGCATCGATCCACTCAAAGTCGTCATTTTCAGATACCCTGAACGCCTTTGCAGCGTCCCAGTTTTCCATCATGAGGCAGAGGCAGTATTCTGCGACGTCGGCCAGGGTGTCGGAGAGATCCGTCTTTTTGTCATCCATGCCGCGCTCGGCCTCGGCCATCTCGATACTTGCCTGGCGTGCTGTCATATCCCTGCCGGTATTGGTGCCGGTCTTAAGGCTGGAGAAGCGAACCACGCGCTGCGCCTCCTGGATAACGAGGCCGATGAGATTGAATATTACTACGTTGAGTCCCTTGCCCGGTGATTCCTTGATAGTCGTATTCGGATTCCTGGCCGGGATAGGATGCCTGGGATCTCTCTTGCCAGCCGCGAAATCCTCCGGATCGATATGCGCTGCAGGATCCACGAAGGTTGCCGTCTGGGCCGAATGCCTGCAGGCGATGACGCACTCGTTCCAGAGGTTATTCATGAGGATCTGCAGACGCTTCAGGAGTTTACCATCGCTAAAACCATACAGGCTGTTTTCCCTCTCGTAGAGGACCGTGAGGAAGTAAGGATACATGTTGTGTACGAACGAATAATACGGTTCCTTGGGATCGCTCTCTGAAATGATGATGCCGCATTTACTCATCTCGATCAGCTGCAGGTTGCCATACTCATTGTTCCTGGTCCATATGTGCAGCAGCGTGAACGAGTCCTTATCGTCGCCGCTTTCGTCCCCGTCGAAGTCGACCACACTATTTCCCAGGGCGATCGCGTCCGCGATCTCATCCATCGTCTTGCCGTTGATCGGCTCCCTGGTCTTGTCCCGGCGTAACTCCATTATCGACACAAGACCGATCTCCTCGATAATGAAGTCAGCCTCTTGTAGTCGCATGTAGTCCTTGATCTTACCGTCGACGAATACTTTCGTCGGTGACGGACAGGTGATCTTCGGCATCCCGAACCCATCAAGCGCGTCCGGATCCCATACTACCTTGAACCATGCGGTACCGATATACCCACGCCGGCGGCGTTCATGACGCTTGATCAGCTTGCGGATCTTGTTCTGTTTGAAACACCATGTCGTCAGGATCTCGGCCGTATGCGCAAACTGGTGGTCACTGAATCCCTGGCCTCTGATCGTCGGCTGAGGATCCACGTCAAGCGTCTGGATCTGGCCTTCAATTGAAGGATTTATGAGCGGCACAAAGCAGTTAGGATCGTCCTCGTTCTCCGGCTCATCGATGTCAGCGCCGTACAGCCGCTCGAGTTCCTCCCATTCTGTCCTCCTCTCTTCCATCTCGGCCACCAGGGTATAATAGTGCTGCAGGTAAAAGTCAGCGCGCTTTATCTGCTCCGGGGTCATTATCTCGTCCCGGATTTTGTTGAACGCATCGGCATCCTGCTCGTACTTGTCCTCGAATATCTCATCATCCTTCGCCTCGTACCGGGATACTACCTCCGGATTTTTGTATCCCTTCGGTGGCCTCTGTACCTTGCCGTCCTTGCCCCTGGTGAAGGGTCGCATATTGAACCATATCCTTGCCATATCCTTTGTCCCTCCGATCAGTCGATATCGTCATCATCCATATCGTTATATCCTCGCAGCCTGAGGTTTCTGTACGACAACAGCCCGTATTGTCCCTCAAGAGGGTTTTGCTTCCTCAGGCCCAGGCGGTCGATTATCCACTCCAGCTTTGCCCCAACGATAACGCCGGCCACGAAAATGATCGCGCCGGCAAGCATGGCTATACCTGTCATTTTGTGTCCTCCGCTGCGTCCTGAAGTGCCTTCAGCTGCTCATTGATTATCTGCCGGGCCCTGCTCAGGCGTTTTTTGTCTCTTTTGATTGCCATTGCCTCCCGCAGGATCCTGGCATCCTCTTCCGCTCTCCAGCGCTCTTCCTCCTTGAGGACTTCCTTCTTGTTGTACTTGGATTTCACCTTGGCCATTCGCTTCCCTCCTCTTTGACAAACTCAAGCGGGTATATCCTGACGAATGTCTTTGCAAGCGTGTTTACCACCAGTTCATCGGTCCGGGTCAGTTGTGCGCGTGTGATCTGGGGCGAGTTGAGTTCGTATATCAGGTCATCGGCCAAGTCATAAAGTTCGCCGGTAACGATGTGATACAGTTCATGCGCGATCGCTTCATACCAGCCGTCTTTAATCTCCGGGTGGTCCACATTGATGCTGATGGTCGCCTCTTTCCTATGCCGATTCCTTCCGCAGCATGCAACTACATCAGTTTCATGCATGATGTGTTCGATCTTGTACTGGTCCACATACTCAACGTCAATATCCCAGTCCTGGATCCGGAGAACCCTCTGCAGATGATGAACGATCCTGGTCATTTCCTCAATAGGTGGCAGCTTGTTTTCTTCCATGGCATCCTCCTCAGTGTTTCTTCTTTTTCTTCCTGACTCGTGCTGGCAGGTGCTTCCCTTTACTGGCCCGGTTCCATTCGTCGACGTCGACGCCCTGGCGCTCGAGCTTCTTGCGGTTCACATTGAAATACCGCCTCTGTGCCTCGGACTTATACGGCATCCTTATCACCTCACTAGTGAGCAACTACGATCTTGCTTTGCGGTTCGATGTATGTTATCGACACGATAAAATTCGGGTTGATCTCTACCCTGTCGACAAACTCGCCATTGCACAGCGGCTTATGCAGGACGATCGTTTCCTCGGTGTCCATCGTGACAGTCCGGTCGTCGGTGAAGATCTCATCCCGGAACGTCTTAATGATCGCCCCGCCGTTTTCCCTTACATAGTGGTCAAACGCTGCCTGTGTCATCGTCGCGGTTTTAAAGTATTCGTAGATCTTACTCATGCCCTATCACCTGTCCCCTTTCTATCATTTCGCGTATTTCTGCCCTGGAGAGTCCCATGTCCTCCAGCTCATCGATCGTGTATTGGCCTTTCAGCGGCTTCTTTGATTCCTTCGCCGGTTCAGGCCTCGACATGACGAAGTACCTGTCGACGTCCTGCGGATGGTGTTCGCTGTCCCTGGATATGTCCTCCGGGTTTGTCTTGCTCTGCTCGCAGCTCGGGTATGTCCGGATCGTGTTGGCACAATCGCGGGTAAATGTCAGCAGCGCTGTCTTACTTCCGTCCGGGCCCTCGTATGGATCGAGCCATTCATGAAGCCGGCGCCATCCGTTTTCCAACGACTTTGACGCCTGGTTCATGTAAATGCCATACTCGGCGAATACATCCGCCGTGCTTTTGCCTGTGTCCCTGCTCGGCGTCCAGGCGTCGGTATCGGCCACGATGTACTCAAACCTCATCGGGGTCTCGTTGTCATTGTAATACACGCTTCGCCGCAGGATCTCCCTGGCTTGTTCCCTATCCGTCACCATGTGCGGGTAATACTCCCTGAAACACCTGGCCCATCCGTCGGGTGATATAGCATACCATTTGAAGCATGCGTGCGATGCAAATCCTGGGTCGTATGCCCCAACTATGCGCCATCTCGGATTGTTCGGCGGCTCCCAACTGTCGACGACGTGTATCTCTTCGTCCCATTCCGGGAAAAACGCACCTTCGCCCACTGTGAAGGCGTCAGATTCGTTTGCCGGGTACTCCTGGCGGTACGTGTTCGGCAGGTTCTTCTTTGTATCTTCATACCAGGCGTCAGTTCGCCGCGGATCCGTCCGCCAGTTCAGGAATATTGCAAAGAACGAGTTAAGCCCCGCCTTGGCCGCGTTCCAAACGGTCTCGAACCATGTTCCCCTTTTGCCGGTACTGAGGCCTATCACCTGTCCACCTGTCGGCCTGTTGATTGTTGGGTAAGCAGCTGTCCAGATCTCCTCTGCAAACTGCTGGAACGCCCACTCGTCAATGATGACCAGCGATGATGTAAAGGATCGGCCGGAGTTGGCGGATGCCGGGAACGCCTGGAACTTCGCCGCCTCTCCCCCTGGATGGTATATAGTGATCAGGTGCAGTGTGGCCGTATACGTCAGGCCGGTCCATCCAGGATCCTTTTCATCGGCCGGCTGGATCAACCACCTTGGCAGGTACTTGAGCATGAAGCCCATCCTCTCGACGAGCTCCATTGCCTCGGTGTCGCCCCTGGATAGTGCGGTGACGGTATACCCGGGGTTAAATATCATTTTCCAAAGTGCATAGGCCAGCGCCAGCCATGTCAAGCCAAGCTGTCGGGCCTTCAAAATAATGATCAGGCGGTGTATCTGGAACTCCTTGATAACATCCCGCTGTTTCGGCCACATTTCGAGTTTCCGGACGGTTCCTGGTACGTCCTTGTCGAATATGTGGACGAACTTATCAATGAAATACTCACAGCTGCGCCGGGCTTTCTCCTTTTGGACTTCCTCAAGACTCGGAGTCTGTTGATGCTTTTTCGAGTAGTTTTTCAAGCTGATCCAACTCCTCATCTGTCAGGTTGGATAAGTCCACATCTTTTTTTACATGCACATCAGCTGTGACGTCAGCTGTGACGTTGCTTTGTACCTCTGTTTTATGCTTGAACTGATCAGGCAGCTTGTTGGTAAGGTAAAATTCAATAGCGTTGGTGTCGGGTGCCATCTGCTTTCTGACTTTCTTGGTGACGACCATGCGTTTCTTCGGCGGCTTGTCAGGATCGTCGGACGGGATCTCCACCGGCTCCTTTGTGATCTCCTCATATGTGTAGCCGATGCAGCGCTTGTAAAGCGCGTTGATTACGTTCTGGTGGCGGTACTGATGCCCCTTCTCGAAGGCCTCCGCAAACTCCGGATATTTTTGCTTCCATTCATACAGCGTAGATTCCGCAATCCCAAGCCTTGCAGCGATTTCATGGTTCACGATACCTTCCTCTACCCACTTCCTGACGTCATCGCACATTTCCGGACGATATTCCGTCGGCCGACCAACCGGCCTGGCCTCTTTCGCCTTGGGTTTCCTGCCTCTCGGCACCTTCCTACACCTCCTCCAACTCAATGATATCATTCAATTTAAAAACCACTAAAAATGCATATTTTTTATTTGTTTTTATTCGTTTTTTAATTATTATCAAAATAAAAAAAGCCGCCCTTTTTCTGAGCGGCCTGGGAACATATTTCTAATCACATTCCATCGTTGCCAAAAACAAAGGCGGACTATCATATCCGAAAGTTTTTGCTAGCCAGTATTTAGTGTCAACAATTTGCACAGGTAAGCCATGTCCTAATTTACGATCATACAGAAAAACATATTCGCCGGCATTTGCTTCACGAAGAGGATTTATTTCAGCATCCCAGTGCCAATATGTATGTGCCATCGGGCACAATCCAGGGCATCTATTTGGGCAGTTTATACTGTAGGGTGATGGAATGTAATTATTCCGATCTGGCCCTTCAACGCCTTCCTGTAAGTGCATAGTAATCACATGTCCGCATTTTTCGCAGCGATAGATAAATGTTTTCCAGACAATCACTGGCGTTTTAAATCTTAACATATCGACCTCCTATATCTTTGCCGTTTTACGGCCTTTCCTGCTATTGCGAACTATTTTGTATATTCCTTTGCAAGCCTCTGGTATTCTGATTTATCAATTTCGCGCATTTTTACTTTGAAGACTTTACTGTATTCTTCCGCTGAAGCTGTAGCAGCGGAGCTACCTTTTTCAATATCGAATTCCACCACTTGTCTTTTGTCGGGCATGTCAAAATATCTTTTCATCGAATCATCCTTTCCTTCGCAATTTTTATAATTCTTGAATGATTTTGGGAAATAATGTATAGTTAAGATGCTATAACAAGATTTGAGGTTTCCCCAAAACCTCCGAAGAGCACTCTGTTATGAGTGCTCTTCATCTTTTCCTTATTCGCATGGTATAAACTGAGCTCCGTCATGTCCTCCAGAATAGCCATTCATTTTGCGTATAATCTCAGCAAACATGTGTGCAATTTCCTTTATTTCTGGATCTGTAGTTTTTTCATATACTTTCTTGAGCCTCTTAATCATGCGCTTTTCTTTCCTTGATAGGAAATGTTTATCGTATACGCTTAATTTGCTCATTATCTCAATTCCCCCCTCTCACGCGCTCCTCATATTTTTGATCGCCTGCAGCTCCTCTATCAGCCCGTCAATATCTTCATACTTGAACCGGGCCTCGCCGTCAATCCGGAAACTGTCCTCAGCGAAAATATATGTGCACCCGGTAACTTCGCCCATCATGTTCACCGGCCGGAGGATCCTGCGCTGTACTGGTGTTACTGCCGCAGCTGCAACCGGGATAATTGCCTGGTGTTTTGCACAAAATACACCAGTGTTGATCAGCGTCGTGCATCCCTTGTACGCGCACACATGTGGTCCATCAATTTGAGTCCTTATAACAGGTTCTATCTTCTGTTCCGGCATCGGATATTCCTGGTATGGTTTCTCTTGGCCTTTCACGCTCGAATCGTATGTAATCGCTCCTGCCTCTTCAGTTTCCGCTGCTGCTGTCACTTCCTTTACGGCTTCCCTGTCCCTGGCCAGCTGGTCCTCTTCCTCGATCCTGGTGAGATCCTCTGGATCAGATTCCGGTACCTCCGCCGGCGCCTGTTCCTTCGGCTGCTTCTTTGCCGCCTCCTGATTTTCCTTCAGATCCCTATGTATGCCCCACGCAGATATATAATAGTTTATTGTCCCTGCAGTCAGTCCGACTTGTTTTGACAGTGCCTTTATCGCATGCTTATCTGTCCCGTGCTCTCTTACATATGCGAGCAATTCTTCCCGTGTGATTTTCGGTTTACCCATATTATCCTCTCCTCCCATTAATTTTTGTGCATGGTACTCCTCGATCCGCTTGGCCGTCTCATCCCTTTCCATGGCCACAAGATCAGGCAGCGGATCAAATTCAATCTCCTCACCACTGGCCTTGAGAAGCCGGTACCGGCGCGTGCGAAATTCAATAATATCAAACCTGGTTCTGTACTTACCCGTGTCCACCAGGATGTATGCCGGCTGCAGATCGATTATCTTCCCGCCGCACACCCTGAAATATCCGGATATTTCCCTTTTCTTGGGACCTCTCTTGCCTCTTTCGTAAACTTTTACCTCGTCGCCGATCGCCAGCTCCTCAAGACGCATATGTACCGCCTCCGTTGGAAACTTTACTTTGATTATTCTGCTTTCATATATAGTTCATGCGTTCCGTCACGCAGGGCCTTTTCTTCGTCGGACATCTGGTAGCCGAACAGTTCAAGTATCCTGTACACCCGGTCGAGTTCTTCGTTTCCCTCGTAAATGCAACTCCAGTACTGGTGATATCCTACAGTCTCCGAATCAAGCGCACAATATGCTGCTGCCCATAAGAATTTTTCAGGCTGCTTGCGGAGTTCTTCTGCAATGGCTTTCCATACTCCGTTTCCAGGATCATCGTCATCATCTTCCGGCAGTTCGATCCCGACGAAATCAGCTATATCGTCATAATCGATATTGATATATCCGTCCAGCAAATCCTGAAGCAAGCTCTCAATAATAACCCCGGTGTGCTTCCTGAGATCCGAATTCGAGATCCCTTTTGCGAAATCGCTTCTGAGTTTATATGTCCGTTTGGATGCTTCGCTCAATGCTGCTGCCCGCTCGCGACGCTCCTTCTCTCTATCCTCGATTTCCTTTCTTCTCTTGGCTTCAGCGTCTTCCGGAACGAACTTATACAGCGTGATGTGATAAGTTGACCGTGTGAAAGCATATTTGCCGTTTTCTGCATCTTCCGGCATTTCTACTTTTTCCTTCATTCCTAAGTAATAGCTTCGAACAAATTCATAGCTCCTGATCTCGTTCTCCTGTATTTCTTTTGCGAAAGTCTTGAGTTTCTCGATGATTTCCTCTGCGTTTTTCCTATACTTTTCCTGGGTTATTGCTTTCTCCAGTTCGTTACTGAAGTTCGGCGTCCCGATCGACTCCAGAACCTTGTTTCTGAGTTCAGGATCCTCGATCTTCTCCAGTTCCAGGTAGTCCATGAGCGTCCCGCCTCGCATAACAGATTCTTTGAACTTCTCCTGGTCAAGGCCGAGCTTCATGACCTTCACTCGCTTCAGGATCGTTTTCTTTGACAAGCCTGTCTTATCCGAAATAGTTTTTACGTTCTCGCCCAGGTCGAACATCATCTGGATCCCACAGGCCTGCTCATACAGGTTCAAATCATTCCGCTGCATATTCTCCAGGAGCATCGTCGCGACCTGGTCAGACGGCGTCATTTCCGTAACGGTACATGGTACCTCAGTCAACCCGGCCTCCTTTGCCGCTGCAAGTCGGCGATGGCCAATTATTACTGTGTATGTCCCGTCGCTCTCCCACTTTGTGCATGGCGGATGCTCAGTCTTGTCATATCCCTCCTGGCATTTGCCGGCCGAACCGTTCCACAGCTGGCATGACACACAATAGCCAGGCTGCCTCGGTACGACCGTCAGGTTTTGAAGTATCCCCTGGGCCCTGATGCTTTCCACCAGCTCCGACAGGTCCCCGAGATCCTTTCTCGGGTTATCCGGATGCGGATATAGTTTTTCAATGCTTATGTTTTGTAACATTTCTCATCCTCCCTTCCCCATTGTTTGGAGGTACCTGATCGAATCTTCGCAGGCCCTCTCCAGCTTTATGAAATCTTCCGTATTGCCGCCGGCATCGGGATGCAGCTGTTTGGCCAGGGACCGGTACCGCGCTTTCACGTCCTCGGTACTGTCCGGGATCCTGTCAAATCCGAGTGATTTAAGAAAACTCGGTACCTCGATCACCGGCGGAAGGAACTTCATCCCGGAGATCCATGTCTGCAGGTCGTATATGCCGCGTTCCACCATCCGGGCCAGGTCCTCCAGGGCGAGTACGATCTGCGCGAATGCGTCGGATCCGTAGCTGATATCCACTCCCCTGCTCCTTGCCTTCTCCACCGTATGATCGAATCTGTAGAGATCTCCCTTATACCTGAATTCCACCCAGGCCCCGAACCGGTCATAGTTATAATTGAATTCCTTGACGTTCAGCCTTTCCATCACTCGTTCCAGCTTTGCCTCATAGCTCTGTCCCGACGCGTACTTTTTGGCCAATCATCCTACCTCCCTTCCATCGTCCTGGTCATGCTCCTGGTCCTGGCAGATCGTCAGATCATCCCGCACCCTCGGCATGTACTTCCTTTCCTCCTGCAGCCTCTCCAACTCCCGGATCGTGGCGCATGTTTTGTATACCCGCTGCCTGAAGCGCTCGTTTTCCCTGAACAGTTCCACCAGTGGCTTGAGCAGCTCGTTCTCGTCCCGGAGCCTGCGCCGGTTCCTCCGAATCTCCCGTAGCTCAACATATAAGCTGTACCCTCTCTCCTGGTCCTGCAGCTCTGCCAGCTCAATCTCATGGAGTATATCCTGCTGCTCCTTTTCGAGCTTCCCGATCGCCTCATAGTTCTCGTCATACTTCCTGGTCGTGTTGTCAAAGATCCTCAGTATCTGTGCGCAGAGTCTTTCAGCTTTGCTCGGCATCGTCACTCCCCCTTCGTCGCTATGCTTCATCCCATTGTTTTTCTTTGGCCAGCTGGTTGAGATCCGCCTGGGCTACATCGAAACTTTCCCTCCATGGCAGTTTGGCAACACCGTGCCATCCTGGCTTTCCGGGTTTCTGATACCTCGCCTTGTAGGTGTTAATACCGATCCCCGGCATTACTCTGTACTTCCACCCCCTCTCGTCGACGTATGTTTTCACGAACCTGCAGGGAGACGGATCCGGATGAGACGTGCCTGGTATACCCGGGCATATGTCGCTTTCCTCATCCTTCCCTACGTTCGGGCACAGGCAGCAACGGGATTCAAGATATTCCGGCATCGTCCATCCCTCTCATCAAATAAGTCCGCCAGCAATACGCACAATCTACAAAATCACCACAATCGTCGCGTTCCGGCGGGCAGCTTCTATTTTCGCCCAAGAACTCAGCAGCCTTATTTATTGCGGCGTTCAGCTTTGATCTTTCGTTTGCATTCTGCCTGATCGCTTCAGATACCAAGTTGCTGATATGAATTAAGATTTTGTCATCTTCGTAACGATCCCGTCTGATACTCTCGTATGCTTTCTTTACAGCTTCATCAAGATTCAGCATTATCCTGACCTCCTATCGCTTTGTCTCAATACCAGTAATCACCATCGTTGTCGCTCTCATCCTCGTATCCAACTCCGAGATCCTCCTCGGTAGGATAACAATGTGTGCAGTTGGCTATTGCCTCACCGCTGTCAACTATGGCGTCATCCCAGTCGCCGTTGCAGTAACATGTCTGTCCGCACTCCGGGCATGTGTGAGCCATATCAGCACTCCTCTCCGTTATTGGGAAGTAAAGAGTAGTCGCATCTTGAGCAGATGTCGTTAATTAACGATTCAGCAGAAACTTCTAACAGGCATGGGAAGTTCATACCAACTACCTTGCATTCATATACTTTGCAATGCCCAATGAATGGGTCATTTTCGATTCTGCAAGATTGCAGCATTCGAACTTGGCAAATCCTTAAAGTTTTATGTGACTTATCCAGCACTTGATCTTCCCCTTTTTGCTTCTATGCTGCCCCTTCAGTCCCCAGTATGTACACGTCCAGGTACCTTTCACCGTGCACAAAACAGGCCTCGGGCGTCGTCATATACACGTCGATGTCATTGTTGTCAATGGCGCTGCCCCGGTCCTTGACCACGAAAAACCCGCCGTTCGGCTTATCCCTGAAGTAAGGTATATACACGATGGTCCCGAACGGTACATCCGGACCAGCTGCTACCGTGTACCACTCCCGGACATATTCGCCGCAGGCCGTGATACCATACAAAGGATGACCTGGCTTCTTGCCGCAGCTGCCTTCCCAATAGGCCGTGACGTGCATCGTCTTTTTGGCCGGGCGTGTTCCTCCACGATCCAGGAAGTCAGTCCTGTCCTGCAGGTCTACTATCGCTTCCCCTTGGGCTTCCATCCATCTCTCAAGCCCGTCGACCTTTTCCTCCTGCTCCTGCAGTTGCTTGTTGAGATCCTCGATCGTTTTACCCATCTCATCGATCCTTGCCCGCAGATCCTCATTATTCCGTTTCAGCTGCAGCATGAGCTCATTGTTTTGCTTCCGGAGATTTTGCAGGACCTCCCTGTCAGCGATCAAAAAGGCAAGGCTGTAAATTGTGAACACCGTCAAAACAGCTATGGCGATGACCTTAAATATATGTTTCACGTAACCCCTCCTCAAAAAGTTTCTGAGGACCGCAAAAAGCAGCCCTTATCCTTCTGTTCCTGTTTTCTTCTCCTCGTTGTCGAACATCGAGATCTGCTTGTGTTCATGGTAGGCGTCGATAAAGATCCTCAGGCTTGCATCCCAGAGGCCATACCGGCGGATCACGGAGTTGAAATCCTCTACTGAATGATCCTGGATGTACCACTTCGGATTCCCTTCCTTGTCCTCATCCTTGCAGCAGTGCGTCAGCTCGTGATCCAGGAGCGCCTCTTTGAATCTTTCGTCCGGAGCCATAGTCCAGGCGCGATTACTGATTGTGATGATGAAGTCGTATCCCGTCAGGTACTTGTTTTTCTGTGACACACGCTCGGCCTTGCCGAACACGTCCTTGCCCTTCTTTTTCCATTCACCGGTCCGTACCAGGTAACAGATCTTTGCCTCAGCAAGATGCTGATGGTGATCGCTGATCAGCCTGGCCGCCATGAGCTTCAGATCTTCCGGGGCGTCCCTGTATTCGGCTTTTTCTTTTTTCGGTTTCGGAAATAAACTCTTTCTCCTTCCCACTCTGATCCCTCCTGGTTCTTAATGATCTTTAGTGTCATATCCGGGTATTTCTCCCGGAACAGATCCGCCTTCAGCTTGAATTCCGGGGTCTCATACCCTTTCACGTCCTCGACTTCGATGTGGCCATCCGGGTAAATCACTTCAAAATCCGCCTCATAGTATTTGTTTTGGCTTATCTTGTACCTGGGATGTATCCTGAAGTCCTTGATCACTTTGGCCAGCTTCAGAATTAACAGCTCGCCGTACCGTTCCATTTCTGCCTGAGAGTCGAAATAAATCCCGTCCAGGTACCCAGGCTTTGCGTTGTACTTGTGCTTTTTCTCTTCCTCCTGGACTTCTTTGAGCTTGGCCATATCCTCCGGGCGGATCCGCAGCGCCGGGTTATTCTTCAGCAGTTGCATCAGTTGCTCATACGTCATGTTCATGACGGCCGCCGTCCCTGTTTCTGCGCCGGCTTATTCTTACATGTCTTGTAATGCGGGATCTGCACCGGCACAGCTCCCGGCGTCGTCATGTATGTCAGCTTGCCACGGATCTCCTGGCCATAAAGCGTTATGCCTTCGATGTCGCCGAGATTGTCCTGGATGATCGTTATTACCTGAGGATCAACGGGCATCTTCCTGCCGCTCTCCGTCTGCACCCAATCGATCAGTGCATTACAGTACTTGCATCTACTCATCGATCTTTCTCTCCTTTCCGTACACCCTGAGGATCTGCGCCACCATTTTCGGCGTGAGGTCATATATTGCACCTATTTCTGTCAGTGTGGCTCCGTGGGCCCTCATGTTGAGCATGTCGTATATGTCGTCCGTGGTGTACTTCTTGTGGTCGATAAACTTTACCAGGTGTTTTTCACCGAGAGTAAGGAAAGCCTCTTCAGGGGTGACGTCGGCCAGTATCGCTATCAATAGAGCGAAATAGTTCTCTGAGTAGGCCTCAAGTTTCCTTTTCACCCTCTCAGGATAAAATTTTCTTTCCTCGCCCAGCCTCATCTTTCGCACCCTCACAAAAGCGACGCTAACTGCCTGCAACATTTCTCCTCTTAGCCTCTGCTATCATCTTCAGTAGTTCTTCATAGTCGCTGCCAGGCGGTTTATACCCCTGCTGTTTCTTCCTGGCCAGTTCGGTATATAAGCGCACAAAGATTGAATAATTCCGGTGAAAACGGCCTGATAGGTCTCGCACTTGACGTGGTGACAGATAGATCCCGGTTGTAAACTCATATGGTTCATCATCAGGATCCTGCGCGCGCGGTTTACTTTCTGTATCATTATCAATGTCATTAATAATTTCTGTTTTGTTTTGTTTATTAATGGGTGCAATTTGTGGAGCACTTTGTGGAGCAATTTGTGGTGCAACTTGTGGAGCACTTTGCGGCTCACTATGAGCCACAGTCTTTTGTGGAGCAGTTTGCGGTCCAATATGAGCCGCAAATTGAGCCGCAAATTCGTTGATTATATCCTCCCGCGCTTTTCTTTCCGTCTCATCGAACGGTATGATCACATATTGGGCTGACTGGTTGCCCTTCCGTTCCCTCCAGAGGATCCTCCCCTTCTGGACCAGTCTGTTGCGGTACCGTTTCACATCGGATACGCTCAGCCCTGATACCAACGAGAGCGTAGTAAGCGGCACTGTAAACACCACTTGCCAATCGGATATATTGTTGAGGTGCATAAAAGCATGCCACAGAGCAATTTCCGATTTAGACGGAGTGTTTATTTTTAGCCAGCTGTAAAACGCATTTATCTCGTACAGGTAATTCATCTCAGGGCCTCCGTAAAATGATTTCTGTCACCGCTCAATGCTATGTCCGCTTAGATGTCCTGGGACTGTACTCTCCCAGATTGACGAGCTTCCTGTTTCTGTCGTAGGTGTACATACTGAGCTTGATCACCTTTGCTGTTGTCTCTGTCCTCTTCTTCTCAGCCTCCTTTCTCTTTTTTTCTTCTAATTTGATCCGGCGCCAGATCCGCCGGATATCAGGCATCATGACAAATACAATGAGGCTGATCCCGGCCGCCACTGAAGCGCAGGTAAGAGTGATTGCTACGATCCCCAAAACCATCATCATATGTAACGCTCCCTTCCTTAGCCTTTTTTGGCTATCGTCTTAGGCTCCTTGCCGAGCGAGCAGACGTCGTCGCCGATCCCGCCGGTTATGTCGTACCTGAACACCAGGGTCGAATGATACTTTTCACAGTATCCACAGTACCAGTAGCCGAGTATACTGCGGATCCATGAAGGCAAACGTATTGCAAAGAAGTTCCAGATTCCCCATCTGTAATACTTGATTCTTATGAAATCCCAGATGCTCATCTTAGCCGGACGATTGCGTTTCATTTGATTCACCCCGCTCATAAAAATGCTATAGCTACAATTACAGCAATCCCTAAAGCTGTGATCCCCCAGGAGAAAGCATCAGATTCCCTGCATTTTTTCTCCAACCACTTCATAAGGTCACCTCCACATCATGAGATCGATCGATGGTTCAGGCATTGCATAAAACCCTTTTCTGGCTTTAGCCAGCTTGTAAATTTCCTCAACTATCTGTCGTGCTTCGTCTTCGTAATCATAGGTGCCTAGAAGTGTTTTCCGAGTCAGCTTTTCGCCTATGATGTTCCATCCCATAAGTCGCCCTTGAAAATACTGAGCTCTGACGTAAATCCTGCCTCTGAATAGGAAGCCTTTATCGGATAGTGTGAATATCTCATCGTGATCCTGGTTGAGGATAATCATTATTCACACTCTCCTTCCTGTCCCTTATGCCACATGTACCTTGCTGCCGTCTGGTCCCTTGGTGACTTCGATCCTCCTCGGGAAAGCGTCCTTGAGTTCATCCAGGTGGGTGATGATGATCACCTTTTCAAAGTCTTGGCGGACTGTGTTTATAACATCGAGGATCTTCTGTCGGCCTGTAGCGTCAAGGGAACCAAAACCCTCATCGATTACCAGCAGCTTGATCTCAGCGCCGGCACGATGGGCCAGGAACTTCGATATAGCCACACGGAGGCTAATATCGATGATGAACCTTTCGGCTCCGGAGAATGTCTGATATGGTCCAGGGAGACCTTCATCGAGAATTGTGATCCGGAGGACGTCCTGCATGACGCCGGTGCTCTTGCCCTCGATCTGGGTTTCAAGCCTCAGCTGCATCCTGCCGCCGGTGATCCTGTTCAGCATGTCGTTGGCCAGGCGTTCGATCTCGGGTACCGCATTTTCGATGATCAGCGCCGGCACGCCTGACTTTTTGCCGCAGGCCTTCTCGAGGATCTCGTATGTGGCCAGTTGGGATTTCAGATCTTTTTCTGCAGTTTCTATCTCATCGAGTTCCTTCCTTGCTGCAGCTGCGTCCTTGAGGTACTGCTCATACCCGCCAATGGCCGTACGACAGGATGATTCGTTGCCTTTGAAGAATTGCAACTGAGATGTTTTCTCCTGCAGAACATCGGATAGGTGGTCGATTTCGGCTATTTGGATATTTACGTCAAGATCCTGGCCATCTATTGCCTGAATGTCACTGATGATCTTACCGAGTTTTTCATCAGCATTTGCAAGCAGCGATTCCATTTCCGGAAGGAGAGCTTCCTGGCTGTCGATCTCTGCTTTCTTCCCGGTGAGTTTTTGTGCCTCGGCCATCTCCTGGCGATATTCAGGAAGATTCCTCTCCTTGGATGCCAACAAGGAGATATCTGATGCAAGCTGAGCAAGTTTTTGCTTCTGATCATCGGTGACCTCGATTTCCTTCATACGCTGCTTGATCTCAGCATCGCGATTCTCCAACTCGACCTTGCGCACTTCAGCAGCATCCAACTTAACCTTGAGGCTGGATATTTTCCGGACCTCTTCCAGGAGATTCTTGCATGCTGCATGCTGATTAGCATCGTACTTGAGCCGGGTCCTTTCATCGGCGAGCTTCTTATAATGGTCTTTGTAAGGATTGTCTTTGGCTAATTCTGATGAAAGCCTGTCACCGAGATAGATGAGATCTTCTGCAGCCGATCTGGCACTGGCCAGCAGCGGACATGTCTCCTTATCCGTTCCGCTACATGGAACTCTTTCAAGGGTTTCAACAAGCGGCTGCTTTGCCTGGATCTCAGTCTGTATGCTTGCGATCTCTGCGTCATGCTTCGCTTTCCAGTCGCTGGCTTGCTTGAATACAGTCTCCATCGCTTTGCTGAGTTCCATGTATCTCTTTGAAGCCTGCTCATGTTCTGAAAGCTCAGCAACAAGTTCCTGTTCACTTTCGCAGGCAGCCAGGATATCATCCTTCCTTTTGATAATGTCCTGGAGTTCTATGAGTTCGACGTCAATGTTGGCGGCCTCATTTTTGAGCCTGGACATCTCAGCTTCTGCCTGGGAGATCTGTTTCTCGAGATCATCCTTCTGCTGTTCGAGTAATGGCTTTTTGGCCAGTTCCTTCTCGATCTCAGCAATCTTCTCAGCCAGGAACTTTTCCTTTTCGATGGCCAGCTCGACATCCTTTTTTCTCTCGAGTGCATATTTGATACCAGCGATTTTCACGTTTAACGCAGCTATCTCGTCCCTGAGCTTTTTCTCATCATCCTCCAGAGCCTTCCTTTTTCTCGAAAGCTCTTCTGATTTTTCTTCAAGGACTTTCTTTCTGGCCAACTGAGCGTTGATACCATCGATTTCTACCTGCAGATCATGAATGATCTTCTCGCACTCTGCGAGTTGCTTCCTGGTCTCCTGCAGCTGCTTCTCAGTCGATACCGCATCTTCTATTCTGGCCTGAAGAGGTTCTTTCTTGGCTGAGAACTGATTCACCTTTTCGTTCAGCTGCTTCATGCCTGCCTTCACCTTCTCCTGCAGTCTGTCCCAAATGTCCAGGCCGAGGATCCTGGCCAGAGCGTCTTTCCTCTCGGCGTCCGTCATGTCGCTGGTGAAGCTATCCGATTTCCCCTGCAGGATCAGAGACGATGACGTAAATGTGCGGTAGTCCATCCGGAGCGTTCTCTCGATGATCTCCTGGGTATCCGCTATTCCCTTTCCGGATCTCGGGATCCATTTCTCGGTACCGTCCTGAGGATCCATGCCCCAGACGAAAAACTCGAGCATTGTTTTGTCCTTGGCCACGGACCGGTGGCGTACGACCCTGTACAAATCATTCCCAAGCCTGAACTGCAGCTCGACACGGCACTCCTGCTCGCCGCGCCTGACGTAATCGTTCATGTTTTTCCTCCCGCCCTTGCTGCCCTCACCGAACAGGCACCAGGTAATTGCATCGGTGGCCAGGGAGCTTTTGCCGGCTCCGTTCTCTCCCGTCGCGACTGCGATATCGAAACCTTCCAGATTGACGGTTTCGTCTTTATATGAAGTGAAATTTTTGAGCTTTATTTCGACTGGAATCATTCAGACAGCACCTCCATAATCAGGTCAGTTGCCAAACCGATAATTCGACCCCTGATTATTTCTCCGTGGATATCCTTTGCGTCGAGCCACTTTTTGAGGGCATCGATCGGGCCGGTATCCTCGGTGACGGATGCCTCCCTGCTCCTGTCCGTCATCTCGATCTCCGGGTAAATGCCTGTGATATATGCCGGTGCTGCCGCTTGCAAAAGCCTCATAATCTCCGAGTGATCCACCATAGGAGCAAGTTCTTCCGTGACCTTGTATTTCACACGAACAATCTTGTTGGTCGCTTTGTTATGGGCAAGTGACAGTGAAAGATCCTCGTACAGTGCGGCGATATCGTCGGAGCTCTTTATATCTGCTGATATAGTGCAGAACTTCCGCGCCGGCAGATCGATCCACTCGTAGGATCCTGAGTCCAGATCAATGACATAACATCCGCGGGGATCGTCCTCTTCTCCGAAGTCGACGCGCTCCAGCGCTCCGGCATAACCCACGAACGGCTTTTCGTTCAATACCTGGGCCTTGTGGATGTGGCCAAACAGAACGGCATCCCACTCCATGGCCAGCAGTTCATTCAGCGGGATAACAGGCTCAGTACTGCCATAAAGCAACTGCCCGGATGACGCGACGGATCCCGATATTGTCCAGTGGCCGATCAGCACATTTTTGCAGCCGGGTCCTATCTCATGGCACTGAACGATAAGGCTCCTGGCTATGTCGACGAGCTTCTGAGATATGAGCATCGCCATCTCTGCAGGATCGGCGACGGCGTCTATAAGGCCCGCAGGTTTTATGTTAGGCAGTACAGCGATATTGACTGTGTCATGGCAGCACCTGAATACGTCCGGTACATTTGTGATACCGACATACATGTCATCGCATAAGGACTTGACCAGGTCGACCGGGCCGGTCTTTCCTGCACCAAGCAGATCATGGTTTCCCGGACAACCGATTACCTCTATACCATATGTAGCAAACGTATTGAGAAGCTCCGCGACAGAAAGGACCTGCTCCGGATCCGGACGGCTGTTCTTGAAGAAATCACCCGGGAACACAGCGACGTCGATATCGTTGTCGACAGCATGCTGCAGCAGCCAGGCCGCGGTACTTTCCCAGTCCTCAAACCGGGAATGCTTGCCATTGGGAAGTACCTTCCCGTAATTGTTGTAGTAGCAATGCAGGTCGGGTGCCAGTAATATCTTCATTGTGCAACCCTCCTGTGCTTTTTCTGATCTGCTATGCAGTAGAAACCGTCATAGTACGCAAGGCAGTAATCGACTTCTGCCTTTGTCAATTTCTTGCCGCAATCTGCGCATGTCATTTCATCCTGGGAGACTTTCTCCGGCTCCTGGACCTGCACCGGCTCCGGTTCGGGCACAGCCTCAGGTTCATCGGCGGCAGGCTCCATGAAATCGCCGTCGATCGGTTCCTCGTCGAAATCATAGTTGTCTGCCTCAAACGGCTGGCTCATCTGCTGCACCTGCCCGGCCGCGAGCTGCTGATTGGTAGGAGATGCATTGCCGAACAGCGCGGCCGTCGCCTGCAGGCCATGCTCAATGACCATCTTGCGGACTTCCGGATCAGAATAGTCAGGCGAGAAGTCAACATGCGGAACGATGAAAGGTCTATTAAGCTCCGACGGGCTGTACTGGTGTTTTATAGAAAGCAGGGCCCTGATCACACGCAGCATCGCACCGGTCTCCGCTCTCATGAGCTTGTTCTTGCGCCACTGGATCATGTGCGCCTTTGTCTGGGCAGCTGCCCACTGCTCCGGCGTCATATTATTCAGTTTCTTTTTATCATCCTGGTACTTGCTGCTTGCCAGCTTCTTTGCCTTCTCCAGGTTGGATTCGTATGTTTCCTCCTCAATGGTCTGAAGATCTATCTCCTTTGTGGCCTTGAGAGGCAACCATTCTCCTGAACCTTTCCGGAATGCACCGACCGCCTGGTACAGTACGTAATCCCTGGAAACAGATAAAGGCTTCGTCTCGTTCCAGTTCCAGACGATGCCTGCAGCGGAAGCGATCTTCATGAGTGCAGTCTTGGAAAGAGCAAGGACATCCTCGTATATAGGCTCGCCATTGCTGTCCTTGCCGGTATACTTACTGCCGACTTTGTACACTTCTCCACGGTCGGGATCGGGATCGATTTTGACTTCCTCGACGCGGAGCTTGTGGAAAGGACTGATCTGAGTCATTGTCGTTGTCGGCACCAGGACGTTGTATTTTTCTCTCCTATAGTTATCAAGCTGAACTACCTGGGTATTTTCAGCAGTAACGATATTTGACACTTACATAACACCCCTTTCATTTACCTGGCCGACAGGCTTTTTTTGACAGATCCTGGCCTGCGACCATGATGGTGACTTTACCGGAACAAATAAGGCTGAGAAAACTTTCTTTAGACAACAAAACGGATTCCAGTTCTCCGTTTTTGTAGTTCAGAATGGCCTCTATCCGAATGGACTCTTTTTTATCCAATAAACCCATCCCCTCATATTTAATAACTTGGGAGGCTGGCCGGCGGCCTCCTTTGTCTTTTGTAACGCGCGCGCAACATCGCTCACTCATCCATCGTAAAACCGGGTTTATCTTCACTAGCGGGCTCCTCCGTTCATGCTTTCCCTGCAGCCTCATCCTGCCATTACCGGCCGTCAGGCAGGTTTCTTGGCTGAAGTTCCGGCATGGACATCATCGGAGCCCTTCCTTATACGGTTTTCAGGGGGATCAAGGCGGGCAGGATTGGCTACCTGCACGGGACTATCTGCGTGTTAGTCGGCACCTAATACTAGGGACATGGGGATTTTATGATTTTCACGCAGTTTATTGGCGGCCCTACCTTCCAGCTGTTTACCCGACTTGTCTTCCAACGTAGGCTTGCTGCGTCCGCCATCCCTTAACCCCAAATTAGCGTCTGATTCCGCCACCGCCTTGTTGATCAGGCAAGATCCTCTATGAAGTCGACTACATCCTGGACTGTCTGGAACTCGTTGAGCTTTTCTTCCGGGATATCGATGTCGAACTCCTCCTCAAGCGTCATGGCCATTTCGACCAGGTCGATATCATCCATTTCCAGGTCGTCCTTGAGGTTGGCATCAGATTCGATGACATCCTCGTCAGCCCCTATCAATAAGCCGATAGTTTCGTATACCTTTTTCTCCTTGCTTGTCATGCTGGATCCTCCCGTTATTTGATCAGGCAGACTCAGACTCGAGCCTGCAGATAGATCTGAGATTGCTCTGGAGATTGCTCTGGAGATTGCTCAGGCGCCTGATGTCGATCTCGACCATCCTGATATCCTGGAAGAACGCCTTGCGCTCCGCTTCAAGAGCCAGGTATTTTTCGTCTGCCGACTTGAGCCTCGTCAGTTCAGCCTGCCTCTTGGCGTCGTTGCTGAACTTCGGTTTGCCGTTCTCGTCGACGGCATTGCAGATTTCATCCATTTTGCCGCTCTCCCAGATTCTTTCCTGCTGCAGGATCTCCTCAAGCATCGTCTGCTTTTTAAATACTGCCTGCTCGAGCTCTGCAATCTGATCGGGGAGTTCAAGAAGTCTCTGCTTTATATCCATACAAACACCTTGCCTTTCATCGATTTTTGAGTAAGCAAAAGACGGCAGCAATAACCGCCGTCTATGCTATCTGCAGTTTGTGATTCCGCAGCGCAGCCAATACCTTCATGTTGCCGTTTGTTCCCGCCTCTTCGATCGCATTGTCGAGAGCGATCCTGACTGATTCGTTGTACTCGGGCACAGGCCCGTCATACGCCCGGATCTCAACGTCATCGAACGGATGTATGCTTCCGTATTCATACGGCTTTCTTTCGTACATGATGTGGGCGTATGCTATGGTGCGCTGCGATGGGTATCTCGTGCAGGCAAGGATCTTGACGTAGGATGATTTACCCGTCAGCATATTCTGGGATACATACTGGCCGATATATTCGCCGTCGAATGGATCGTTGGCGATCACCAGCTGGTCTTTGCTAAAAATGTTTTCCATACCTGCACCTCCTGCGCTTCAATTTGTGATATAATATAAGTGGTTGATTTCTCAGTGACTGCGGATCGTCGTATTCGCGGTCATTTTTATGCCTGTTTCAGTTGACTTTCCACCTCCCTCTTGACCTTTGTCCAGGCGTGTGCATATACCATGTCGGGATCGTCACCATCTTCCAAAACTACCGTAGCCGTTGCTTCTGCCGTCAATGACTGGTAGTTCCCCAGGTTCTTCACCTGCCGCACGCCTACGCTGATTTCCCTTATCTGCACCGAATCACTCCCTTCTTACTGGTTATTGCTTCCCTCCTCTCTAACCAAAGTCAGTTCTGATGGGTCATACGGCCGACTCGCCACGATCGGTTGATCAGGAATATGTAAGGATACTAGGCCGTGCTGTCCGATCATCATGACTTTGCCTTTGAGGCCGTTCGCTTTGATCATAACCGTGTCCCCTCTGGCGACAGCCTGGCCGTCAACAAGAATGCTTTGCCTCATACCGATCTGCCTCCCATCCAACTACTGCCTGAATTAGTGCCTGCCAGAATATCTGGTCAAATTTCTTTCTCCATTCGAGCACAACGTCTTTTGCCTTCCTGGTCTTAATCTTTTGAGGAATATTTATTACAAAATCGAATGGAGTGGGGATCCTGTCGTTCATGTACTTACTGAGTGTCCCCTGGCCGACGTTTAACATAGCGGCCATTTCCTCTTGTGAAACCTTGAGTTCGTCCTGGAGCTCCCTGAGCTCTTTCCCGATGTATACCGCGCTATCCTAACCTCCTTTCCTTTGCGGAATATTTATGTTCAAATAAAATTGAGATCTGGTCTATTACCGCTTAAAATTTAACCGAAAAGCCCGTCCAAGAATGTCATCTCCAATGTCATCTCAAACAGTCACATCCAATGATGCACTTCTGATCCAGAGGCCTGTACAGCAGGCAGGCCTTCACGCCGTCTTACTGATCCTCCTTGCTGCGGCTACTTCTACCGCGAACAGATCGTCGAGGATCCTCTTCTGCTGAAGCTTGCTTGGGTACGGATCCGGCGGGATGATCGTGATCCTGGTACCGGTGTCGAACGTGAGAACCATCTTCGACCGTTTAACTACGACGCCTTCACTATCAACTTCAATGGGGCCAACTTCACGTTTGGTGATCATACTTGCCCTCCAGCTCCGTCACGCAGAAACTTCTTTGGTGTTTACTTTTGTGGACGTTTCGATCAAAAAAATATCATGGAAATTAAGGCCCAACGCATCGCAAAGCTTTTTTGCGCCAGGTGCACTTATCGAATTCCTTTTTGTGACTACGTGCACATAGCTTCTTTCCATGCCTATAGCCTGAGAAAGAGAACTCTGCGTATATCCCTTCTCCGCTATCAGCCTTGCAAAATTGCTTGGGTCTTTAAACCTAATTACCAATCTTGGCACCTCCGTCTACTTTTGTAATCGTCCACATTTGTAATTATAATCTTAGCGTCCTCTGTTGTCAACACTTTTTTTCAAAATAGTTTATGTGTGTCCACAAAATGTGTACAATAGCAATGGGGAGTGATTCCAGTGGACAAATACGAATTCGGGAAATATTTAAGATTGTTGCGCGGTAAAAAATCAACTCGGCAAATCGAGATGATGACAGGTGTGTCCAAATCCTATTTGTCACTGATTGAAAGAGGAGAACGTGATATACCTTCTCCTGAGATTCTAAGAAAGCTCGCACCTGCGTATAAAGTATCGTACGAGCACTTGATGAAGCTGGCCGGATACATACATGACAATTCCGATGACGCATTATTGCTAAATGAGGATGCTCTGCCGTATGAATTAAAGGGAATCGGCATTGAAGAATTGAAAGTTGCCAAGGAAATTGTCGAGTCAGGTTTTACAGCTGAAGAGGTAAGAGACATTGTTGAGTTTGCGAAAAAGATCAAGAAGAAAGAGTAATCCGCCTATAATTTATATTGTAGTATTTAACTCCATTGATAATGATATATTCAATTCTGTTGGATTTCAGCTTTATGAAGTGGACATTGCAAGGGGGCATGTTGATTCCTCCAATATCGAACATGTGTTCGTAATATATTATATCACTTATTTGATTATGGACAAGTCTCAATTTGAATTTGTTATTACTGGATTAAGTGAACGAGGTGACATCTCATGGTTGCTTTATATGAACAGGCTCGGTCGAATGCAAGAGTGCTGCGCGGCGGTATGTATCTCAGGAAGTCGCGCCTTGATATAGAAAACGAAAAGAAAACCGGCGTAACGGACACTCTGGAGAAGCACAAAAAAGATCTTCTCAGGCTGGCCAGGAAACTTAATATTGATATTGTCGACGAATATGAGGAAGTCGAAAGCGGCGACTCGATCATCCACAGGCCGCAGATGCTTCGGCTGCTCCGGGACGTGGCCGATGGGAAACTGGACTGTGTCGTCGTTATCGATCTGGACCGTCTTGGCCGTGGTGATCTCCAGGACCAGGGATTGATCCTGAATACCTTCAAAAAGTCCAAAACCTTAATTGTTACCCTCGATAAGATATATGACCTGAGCAATGAAGTCGACGAGGACTATGCAGAGTTCAAGAGCTTCATGAGCCGGAAAGAATATAAGATGATCACTAAAAGAATGAAAGCCGGTGTACGCCGATATATCGAGGACGGCAATTATATCCCTTCCAAACCTCCGTATGGTTACGAGATTGTCCAAAACGGGAAAAAGCGGACGTTGAGGATCGTCCCGGAGCAGGCGGAGGTCATAAGGCTAATATTCGATATGTTCCTTAAAGGGGTAGGCATGCGGGATATAGCCCGGGAACTCGCCGACATGGGCTACAGGTCATATTACGGGAACAGGTTGGGACATACCTGGATCAGCAGGGTGGTTAGGAACCCTGTATATGCCGGGTACATCGCCTGGGGACGCGAGGAAGTCAGGAAGTCCAGCGAACCGGGTAAAAAATATGATTGCCGTAAAAGAGATCCTGATGAGTACATGGTTGTAAAGGGATCCCACGAGCCGATCATATCTGAGGAAATATTCCGGCAGGTCCAGGAAAGGTTAAAAGAACCTCCTTACTCCTCACCTGTCCAGAAATCAAAAGAGATCGTAAATCCGCTGGCAGGCCTGGTCAAATGTAAAGTTTGCGGTTATATGATGAGACGGGTGGTCAATGGCGTAACAGGAAAACGGATCGATTATCTGCAGTGCGGGAACATCTGCCCCAACCGCGGGACCAAGCTGAAAGATGTCGAGGTCGGCCTGATCGAAGCCCTTAGAGCGTGGCTGGATCAGTACAAAAGCGATTGGTATGCATATAATGAGAAAAAGACGACTGACCAGGCGGATATATACACCCGCAAAATAGCTGTAGCCAAAAAAGAATTGAATACTCTGAAAAAGCAAATGGATAACCTGTACAACCTGGTCGAAAAAGGCGCTTATGATATCGATACCTACATGATGAGGTCGAGGGTACTTTCCCAGGAGATCCGTAATACCGAGGCGAACCTGCAGCAGGTCGAGAAGGACTTTGCAGAGTACAAGAGAAAACTTGCCGGCAACCAGAAAATCATCCCGAAAGTGGAAAAACTGCTTGAAAACTATTATAACCTGAGCGTCGAGGAAAGGAACAGGGCATTGAAAAGTATCCTTAATTATGCCGTCTATTATAAATCAAAAAAATGGCGTGGAAACCGCTTCGAATTAGAACTTTCGGTAAAAATATGATATCCTGGTGATGAAATTACAGTTTCAACACCAGGATAACACTTTTCTCATTCGTACTTATTTCGGGCATCAGCCCGTTTTGTCCTTTTTAGCGTCAATCTTTGCAAATGTTACCTCGTAGGCCCCCATCGCAGTCCATGCTATGATTATAGCATTAAAAAGCGACAATACAATATAATTTATAGTTAGCTTTCCCGTAAAATATGCTGCTACGATCAATATAATGAACGATAGTATCCATACAACCAGCCGCGTCGGGAGCCGGGCCTCCTTGCCGAAAATTTTCAGTACAATAATATCAAGCGGCGCTTTGGTGAACTGTATGATCAGTACGACTACTGCAACGACGCCTGTCATCGTGCCGAGATATTCCCAGGTCAGAAAATCAGTCGGGATGATCGCGTCCCCGGTAGGACCTTCGGCAGCAAAGGCCGTCACTGCCAACGCAAAAAACAAGAGCAGCACCATGCACACTATGCACGGTACATTAAGGATTCTCTTCATTTGACCACCTTTCCTTTCTCCCCGTTTATGCCTGGGGCGGGCATTGTTTATCCGGTATCAGTTCCACGCCTGGGCGATCTTCTCTATAAGCGCATCGACCCATTTGGCTTTCCAGGTATAATCGCTGCCTGCCCAACCGTTGATATCTATTCCGCCCGGGATCCTTGAACTTATATGCATAACCGCCTGAAGCAGCTCCTTGTTGCTAAATTGCTGTGACAATAATGCGATTTCAGCCTGGACATCTTTTCTGAATGTGTCCATGCTTTTCCCGTGTTTCGGAAACCAGTGCGACACATCTGCGTGGTTGCTGGCTATGCCGAGTTTACTGCCTTCACTGTGGTCGATGAGCCAAGGTTTTTCCGGCTGGATGCCGAACGTCATGCACAAATAAGCACTGAACTCAACTGCCTCCCGGTATACCGCATTGAAATATACCGGATCAGTCAGCCCATCTTCACAGATTTCAAAACCGATATACCCGGTATTGTTTGCGTTTTTGTCCATCCCCAGGGATCCGGTACCCGAGTGCCAGCCGACCATATCCCAGGGCAACGTCTGATATGTCGCTATGCTGCCGTCCTTCAGTTTGCCGATGAAAGCATGTGGGCAAACTTTCCTGCCGCCCGGCGTAGGCTGGTTCCAGTGGTTATTGTTGGAGTTCGGTCCGAGAAGTCCATCATCGGGGCCGACATAACGGCTTAATTTAGGGTTATTCGCACCGGTAGAATGTACCATGATGCCCTTCGGTGTGTGCTTTTTGCCGGACTTGTAACAGAGATTGTCTACCAAGATCAGTGTTCTCAGGTTCACTCAAGACACCCCTTTCATTTGCCTGCTGCGGCTCTTTCGAGATCTTCGATCCTGTGGTTTGCGACTTTCATTTTTTCCTCCAGCAGGTAGGTCCGCTCTATGATGTTGTTATGCTTTTCCACCTTTTTCTCCAGCTGCTCAATACGATAGCTTATAAGTGCCGTCGATTTTCTGTTTGCAAAATAGCTGCCGCATAACGTACCTACCAAACTCAATACTGCTACAATGATCTCGCTCACCAAATATCGACCTCCTGCTGTACTTCATTTTAATTTTATCATTAGGTATAAATACCGCTAAAAAGCCTAATCCTTTACCTTCTCGACGATACCCTCAACGATCTTCTTTGGCGTATCGTACGGTATACCGGTGAATTTGGCCAGGATCGAGAAGGTTTCGTCGACCAGACCCTGCAGAGTTTTCTTCCACTTCAGCTTGCCCTTGTTCGGTCCGGACTTGTACCTCTCCTTTGAGGCCACCTGCTGGATCACGGTCGTAATGTCCGTGACATAATCGATCAGCTGCTTCGTTACCTGGAATTCAGGTGTCGTCAGATCATACCCGAAGTATTTTCCGTACTTGACATTGCTGCGGTATGCAGAGAAGATCTTACCAACAAAGTACACCTGGTTCAGGATCCCCTCGACGATGTCCATCACGATATCCCACTTGCCTTCATCTTCATCGTCGCCTTTACCGGTTATTTTCAGGCGCAGCTGGTCAATAGCCTGCTCGACCATGTTAGCAAGGACAAGGGTGGTCACGAGCTTTTTAGTCACTTTTTTGAAGTCCTTTGCGGTTTTCTGGCCCTGGTTGTATTCCATCACAGCCCGGACAACCTGGTTAAACATTATGTTGGTCTGCGACGTGAACATGGTCAGAGCCTTCGTGAATTCGCTCTTGCTCCGGCCAATAGCCGACCTGTCATACATAGTGGCCGCCGAGTTCGTATGCCGGATGACCTCCTCGGTTTTCCTGGCGGTCATGGTCAGCAGCTCTTCACCGGACAGGGAAGGATTCTTCTCCTGCAGCATCATCTTGACTGCGTTCCAGGTCTTTGCGATGATCTGCCGGTCAGCCTTCACCATTCCCTTAGTGAGCAGCTGCGGGATATCCTTATAGTTACCGAACAGCTTCCTCATCTGGGCAATCTTTCCGATCTCCCCGAGCTCCAGGCTGATATTGCCCTCAACACGCTCGGCCAGGATCGGCGAATACTTCACTATCTCATCGATGGCCGACTTTGTGAACTGTGCTTTCATTAGGTACTTGGCCGGGATCTCGTTGGTCTCGAGGATATATGCCGAGAACTGCTTCAGGATCGTGAACGGGTTTGCGCCCAGGACGGACGTGGCAAACTTGCTCCGGATCTTGTGGCTCAGTCTGTCCAGAAATTCCAGGTCAGCGGATCCGGTTTCGACGTCGTCGATGTATTTCTTCAGCTGCTGGTATACTCCATACATACCGGTCTGGCGGTATGCGTTCTTAAGCCTCGGGTTCTCCAGGAGCATCTTCGCGTTCCTCAGTGGTTTGGCCAAGCCATAGTAGGCGCCGATCTTCTCAATGTGCTCAACGAGCGTGCGGAATATATCGTCGGCCACGATCGGGGACGATGCCTTCACACGCTCCTTCAGGAGGCCCATTCCCTCAAGGGAGACGGAGAATGTCTTGTTTTTCATCTTGAGGTAGTCCCTGTCCAGGAAGTCCTGGTGTCTCTTTATCGGCACATATCCTTTCCGCTCCGGGATCAGCTCGTACCCGTTAAGTTCCAGGAACACCTCGTTCATGAGCGGGCGGGCATAATCCAGGAAGTATTTTTCGGCCAGATCCGCGAACTGCAGCTCCTCCTTTGTCATGCTCTCCTTGATCGTTTTGATATCCTCCGGAGTGAGCCTGACAACCTGGCTGAGGTTATTGCCAAAAGACACGCCGCCCTTGAGTATGCTCCGCAGGGCGTCTTTATCCTTGAAAGCGAGATAGAGATATATCCTTTCAGCCTTCGTGATCCGGATCTTGGTTATATCCTGTCCTTTCTGCTTACTGATCGGGATCTCGACGAGATCCTTGGCAGCCAGCTTCTTGTTGAAGCTCCTGCTCCAGCTGCGGATCTCTCCGCCCAGGCCGTCAAGAAAATCTTTAAAGATGGCATAAGCATCATGCTTATACTTCAATTCGTTATTGTGGCCTTCGTACATGTCGTCAAAAAGGATCTTCTTTATTACGCCGTCGCTCTCCTGGTCGGACATGATCGTCAACGTTTCCGGATTCAGATGGTTCAGGAAAAACTCTTTTACAAAGTTTTTGGACATCTCCGGTTTGCTGGTATCTATAGCCGTAGGATCCGTTTTGATCTGCCTGTTTCTCAGAACGTTTGCCGCGGCCTCAGCTGCTACTTCTGCTGCTTCGCGGTACCTGCCCTTCATGATGAGCCGGTTCTTCATCTTCTCCAGGTGAACCAGGTGCATGACGGAGTTATATATATCATCGAACTCATCTTTTGTAAGCTCAGACACAGTCTTTTTGCTGAGGATGTCAAGCTGCTTCAGCACATGGTCCGGGATGTTGTGATCCGGATTGGCCTCTATGTACTGTTTCATCTTGGCCAGTGCCGCAAGTTTCTTTTGAGTATGAGCTTTGGCCGTGATATCGAGAGCGGAGAGCAGGGCCTCCACCTGTCTCTTATATTCCGGCCTCATATGCTTTATATCGATTTTGCGGAGCTGCTGCAGCTTCTTATTGATCTCGGCCTGTTCCCTGGCCTTTGCCTTCTCCGCAGCAGCCTTATCCTTCATCTTGAGCTTCAGCTTGCCGACAGCCTCATATTTTTTCAGGGTATACTCTTTCTTTGTTTCCTTGAGCTTTTCGGAAAACTGTTTTTTCATCTCGGCGATCTGGGTGTTTTTCTCCTCCCGAAGCTTGGCGATCTTCTCCCGGAAGTCCTTCTTGTCCAGCTCGCTCTTCCAGAAGTTTTTATATTTCTCCGCATCCAGGAGCTTGTTCAGTTTCTCGATCTTCGCCTCATACTTCTGGCTCAGCTTCTCCAGTGCCGCGGCCCTCTTCTCTTTTGCATACCAACGTATAGCTTCCTTCTCTTTCTTGAATTCTTCCAGTAATCTCTCCCGTGCTGTCTTTACCTTCTCGGCAAACAGCTGCAGGTTGATTTTCTTCGGGAGCACCTCGCCGAATATCTCCTTTTCGATCTCTTCAACAGCTGCATGATCGGCAAGGGATATATCCGGCTGCTTCTCCTGTTCAGTCGCAGCCCGGAGCCGCTCCTCAAATGTCTGCTTCGTGAACCTCAGATGTTTCCCGTCCTCTGTGGTACCCTCGACCGTCGACTTTCTGACAGAAGTAAGCTTGATCTCCTGGGTAATGTCACCGGTCCGGATCCTGACCGTATCACCTACCTTATATGTGAACGATTGGCCTGTTTCCGTGGACGATGGAGCGGTTTCAACCATCTTGCTTGTCTCTGCCGGCGTAACTTTTGCCGCCTTGGCTGCAGTAGTGTCGGTCGCCGCAGCTGCAGTACCGATGCCGGCTACTTGCTCGACTTTAGCTGTTGTCGACGCCGGCGCCTCGGCCACAGCTGATACCCTTGATCGCGCCTCTTTTATTGCCGCAGCTCTCTGGATGACCTGCTCGTTTTTCACTTCCTTTGCAGACATAGCCTTGTCGATGACCTTCTTTACTTCCCGCATCGGTTTCGACAGCTGCTTGTTCTTCACGTCGGGCAGATAGCTTTTGAGTGTTTCCAGGTCCTCATAGCTCATCTTGGAAGGATTTACGACCATGTGTGAATCGTCGCCAAGTGTGATGACGATATTGCCGTCCTTGTCGACGGAATCGATACCTGTTATGGTTTTCTGTGTGCGGCCGATTGCGTCGACAATCGTTCCAGGAAGGCCAAGAAGAGCCGACACACCGAAGCCGATCGCGCCCTCGTACAGAAGATCTTCTGCAGTCGCTGTCTCGGCATCCGGATCGAATGTTATCCTCCTGGCGTATGGATCCAGGGCCCCGGATATGATCTCCTCAACTGCCTCACCTATACCGTCAAGGCCTTTGCTGATTGCAGTCCTGATGATTCTGTTCTTGATCGGCTTTACTACCGATTCAGTGACTTTATCGCCGACGCCCTTCATGAACGGGATGCCGCCGAAGAGGTACTCGGTACCGACCTCAATTGCTCCGGATAATCCGCCATATGCCAGTGCCTGCGCTTTCGATGCGCCCTGCGACATTGCTTCCTGGGCAGAACTGCCGGCAGCTGACAGTCCCATCATCTGAAGGCCCATTGTAGGATTGACGGCGCTCATCATTATTGACGGCACCATACCTGCTGCTCCCTGGACGATATCACCGGCCAGCTTCATACCTTTCGGCACATTCCTGGCCTCGGCCTCAGCAAACTTGGCCAGGTCCTCCGACTGCATCGCCTGGATCCTCTGTGCCAGGGACGGGGTTTTGCTCATGTCGCTGGACTTACCGACCGTACTTAAAGCAGAGAGGCCACGGCCAAACTCCATGAGCCCTATTTTCGCCTTTTCACCGAGGTAAGGTAATGCACTTTCAGTAGCAGCTGCGGAATACATCCTGTTCCGTTCTGCCGGTTCGGTATAATATCCGGTCGATTTTGCAAGACGGGCAAGTTCTGATTGGTATTCCGGAGACGCGAGCTTTGCCTGGGTACTCATACCCTTGTATTTTTCGTCGAGCTCCTTCAGGCCTTTTTTATAGACAAGCTGGCGGATCTCCTGCTCACGTTTGTCGAATTCATCTTCCCGCGCTTTACTGATTGCAGCTGCAGAAGCTTTCTTTTCCTCTTCCTCCTCGTCGGTCTTTAACCTTCTATATAAACTTATCGTCGTCTGCGTCCCGGAAGTATTTTTCGTGCTTGATCCCGATTTACCGGTTAATTGCCTGTACAGTGACATGCTATCACCATCCTTTAATCTCTCTGGGCCAGCTCTTCAAGCTTTTCAAAGTTATCGATACCAACCTCGTCCAGGATCTGCGCACGCTTCTGTTTATCGCTCATCATCCTCCTGAACTCTTTGGGATCGCTGACTGCCATCCTGTAATACTCGTTATATTTCTGCGCCTGGGTATCGTTCCTGGTAGTATTGAGTTTATCCTGCGCTGCCTTTACGAGCTCATTCACGCCGCCAATCCCATAAGTCGCATAGTAAAGGTCGGAGTATTCTTCAAAGATTTTCAGCCATGATTCCGGATCAGAAGTGGCATCATTCATTTCCTGGTGGAATTCGGGATTATCCTTATAATTCTGTGGCCCATATGTCGTTCCCTCAGGGGCATATGCTTTCTGCATTTCCATCATACTCGCTATGTCATTCAACAGCTGACGGTACAATTTTTCGCCGAGTAGCTTCACATGCTCCTCGCGCCTTCCGACAACCTGCTGATATGCTGCGTATGGATTATTGAGGTAGGTATTATTACGCCCCTGGCCGGAATAGATCTTCAGGAACTCATAATATGCATCGAGCTGCTCCGGAGTGCCGAGGTTCTCCAGCCGGCTTTCCTCTTCCTTCTGCTTCTCCATGTTTGCACGATAATCGATTAGCGCCTTCTCATTTGCCAGCGTTCTCTGTTCCTGGCGGATCCTTTGCTCCTCTTCCAACTTCATGAGCTCGATCTTGTTTTTCATTTCCTCTGCTCGTTCTTTAGCCGCCTGGCTTTTTGTTCCGACTGGGATACCGAGGATAGCAGCAATCTCGTTATCAGCTTCCTCAAGCTCATCGAGCTTCCTGAATGCATAGTCTATGCGCTTGTAAGTGGCATCCAACTGGTCGAGCCTTTCGGTCCTCTGTCTTTCCCATTCCCTGTACTCATTGTCGACGGCTTCCTTATACAAGTTGAAAGATCTCTGGTCAAGTGTCATCAGTACGTTGAATATATTGTTGAGCCGCTCGCCTTCATCCAGGTACCTCTGATATGCAGCCTGCTCATACTGCGGTAATGCGTTTGCAATCCCCTCGCTTATAGCTTGGCCAGTCGCCGGGGAATACAACATACCGCGGCGTGCGAAGTCCAACATGATCTTATCCTGGATATACTTCTGGGCCTGCTGGAAGCCAACATCGGAACTCGGATCATATGAAAATGACGGTCTGTTTACAATCTGCTGCAGCACTTGCGACAACTGCTCTTCATATGGCGATTGATACTGTGGGATTGTGAACTGTGTTTGCCTCTGAGGTGTGGTAGACAGTCCGAGTTGCGCAAGCATAGGAGTGAGTATTTCAGGTGTAGCATAATATCGCTGGTCGGATCCAAATAGAAGTTTTGAGGCGTCCAGTTCCTTCCCTGCCACGACGGGATTCCTGGTCTGCGGGTTCCAGTCGACCTGGTCAGGCCCGTAGCCCATCCCGGCCAGGATCTCCCTGATCGGTTGATAGCCCTGAGGCATAAGCTCCTGTGTACCGTATTTGTAAATCGCCATTATGCAGGCCCCCTTGATATCTTAATCCTCTGTAATAATTGTAACATCGGGCTGTTTAACCGCTAAAAAGGACAAATAATTTGATGTGTTTATCATTTTTGGTATAATGTAACTGAAAGGAGGTATTTTTTCATGAAAAAATTTGTTTTGGGCTTTATTGTAGGCGCATTATTGTTTACAGCACTGCCGATAGGGGCAGCGATAGAGGAATACATCTGTTATAAGGCTGATTACAAAGTTATGGTAAACGGCGTGGAATACATCAGTGAAGACTTG